TCTGACCAGCCACAGCACTGATGAACAGCGGAGAGATGCCGATAGCATTGGTGGCGCCAAGGTTCGCGAACGGACCAGTAAAGGTGCTGGCAGTGATGGTCTTGTTGCTGATCGACTGCGTGTCGGTCGTACCAACGATCGTACCAGTGACACCATGGACGGCACCCGTGGAGTTCACGTGGATGTTGTCCTCGGTGAAGTCACGGGCAGAGCTGACATGCCGCACAGCAGCACCGACAGCATGGTTGGCAGCAGACGTGCCGTCAACGGCACGAATGACCGTGGCATTCAGACCGGCCATGGCAGTGACGTCGCACAGCTCCTCAAGACTGCCACCGTAGTCCAGGGCAATCGTGAACGGGAAACTATTGGGGAAGCCGACAGCAGCCACCAGCGGAATAGTGGTAGCGGAAGTGCCCACTGGGGACGACAGGGTTGTAGGCTGAGCTACAGAACTAAAATACCGAGACTGTGCCATAGCCTGCCTTAGCTGCTGAAAGTATGATAGGATGCGAGCATGAAGAAGAACCTCGATATCGAATACATTGCCAGCCGCTGCGAGATCAATGAATTGAACGGCTGCTGGGAATGGCAAGGAATGACCCGAGCTGATGGGTATGGTATATTCAGAAATGGGAACAAGCAAATGCTTGCCCATCGGGGTGCTTATTTCGCATCACGATATGAATGGCCTGAAATATGCCGTCACATGTGTGACAATAGGCTTTGTTGCAACCCGCTGCATCTTGAGAACGGCACTCGCGCTGACAATGTCAGGGATCGCGACGAGAGGAATCGAAACACATGGCACAAGGGCGTTGACAATGCAAATAGCAAGTTGACCCATGAGGACTATCCCAGGATTATAGAAATGCGAGAGTCAGGTTTTAGCCAACAGAAGATAGCGGATGCCCTATCCGTTGGCCAAAGCCTAATATCCCGCGTCCTACTGGGGCAGCATTGGATTTGCCCTAGTTGATCACGAGCTGAAATACAGATACTCGGGGTACAGGTCACGGAAGTAGTCCTGCTCCTCCTGGAGCCGTCTGTAATACAGGTTCCAGAAGTATGTTGCGGCGTTGGTTGCCGCACCAGCAGGCACAAGAGGGGAACGCTCAGTGGACTCGACAGCCTTTTGCTGAAGGCGTGCAGGCTCATAGGCAGCCAGGATGCGGGCAACGGTGCCGTAGATGACACAGTCAACAGACCGCTCAAGGTAGCCGGTTGTCGTCGCATAGTCGTCAGTGTTGTTCACCAGGATGTTCGGTGCCTGAGTGTAGACGATGCGGATGGTACGACCAGGAACAATGAAGTCCATGATCTGGAAAGACTTACCCGTGGGACTGCCGTCCACCGGGATGGTGGACGCCTGAGGATTGAACCGCCACGTCTGCGACGGGAACCAAACACGACTGGGACCGATGGTGTCCACGGTCACGCGCCAGATCTGCTCGATCGTGGCAGGAATCGGGTACTCGTACCGCGCTGCGGTCTTCGTGAACTCGTACGTCCCGAACACCGGGAGATCAGGGTACATGGCCCTGATGGTGTTGTTGATCTCTTCCTTGATGCGGATCCTCGGGAAGTCAGGATCCGCAGTGACAAAAGAGTTCACAGCATGGGAAGCTGCCGTGGTGCCGAAAGCACCACGACCATTCGTTCCAGCTGCGACAGTGGCAGTACCAGAGTTCACATTGATTGTGCTGATGTAGAAGAGTTCGTCATCAACCTCAGCAAGTCCACGGGACAGAGCATTGGTCGTAGTCAGATCAACAGAGATGGTAGTGTCCGCTGCTCCCATGGGCGACGTCAGCCAGGTGATCTGGTCCTGGTTCTTGGTGTAGCCCATCAGGGTCATTTTGACCCTGTCTATGATCTGCTCATAGCTGGTTGCCATAATGACCCCTCCCTGCTAGAGAACCCTGGTGGCGATGATGGTCGCACCATAGATGGAACCGGTAGTACCGGCAGCGACAGTAGCCACAGTAACCGTGGTCGAACCACCAAGGATGAACTGGAACGGACCGAAGTTGGAACTTGCGGAACCAGTTCCATTGGCCAGCCGGGCAATGGTGGCACCAGCGGTCAGGGTCAGATTGCCCTGATCGATGGCAGCGACAGTGCCACCGACATTCGTCACAACCTCAACCTGATACGTACCGGCGGGAGAGGGCGTAAGGGTGGCGATGGTGGTCGTGGCACCAGGACTGGTGGTGGGTGCGGTATTGGTGGTCTGGCTGCCAGCCGGGAACGGCTGGGCAGTGATGGTTCCAGAGGTGACAGTAACCTGGCTGGTACCAGTGGGAGCTGAGGATCCAATGAGGGATCCGTCAGGATTGAGTGCGACCACAGTCTGATTGGCGCGGGCCTGTGCCATTAGGAGATACTTCCCATCACGTTGTCAGCCTGGAACGCCTTGCCCGTTCGCTGGGAAATCTCCATGGCCTCAGTCGTCTGCTTCATTGTGGTACCAGCTGGCTGCACGCCCTGACGGCGTGCTGAACGGTATGCGTCAAGCTCAGCATCCCAAGCCTTGGAGCCCGAGAGGTTGGCAATCGGTGCGACCTGAAGTCCCTTGGCCCTGATGCATTCACCAAAGGACGCATGGTCCCTGGTCTTGCATGATGTAGAGCAGAACTCAGTCATTGTCACCGACAGAGTTGGTCGCGTAAATCCCCTGTCGCAGAGGATCGTGCTGGGATCCCATAGCAGCCTCGGCGTGGTGCGAGATGACCTGGAAGAGTCCCGTCTCAAGGATGCCCTTCTCGTTGTTCGGACCCTGAAGCATCTTGTTGCCACCAGGACCATTGCCATAGCAGCAGACGCAGTCGCACTCAGGACCGCAGGTGCAGGTGCCAGCAGTGCAGACGCAGCCAGGGTTGGCGGGCTGCTTGGCAGCATCGAAGTCCATGCACGGATCGGTCACTTCGAACCCTTCTTTCCCTTGGCAGCCATCTTCGCCATTGCCTTGTTCCCGTACTTCTTGCGACCGGCAGCAGCGGCAATAGCCGCGCCCTTCTCGCCTCCACCAGCAGCCTTGGCCACAGCGGCAAAGCGTCCACCCTGACCCAGCGGTGCCTTCTTGTTCGGCTTCGCCATACTAACTCCTTATGATAGGATGTCTCCATGAAGGAAACTGATCTCGCCTACGCCGCTGGCATCATCGACGGCGAAGGCTGTATATATGCAAGTAAGCCATCCAAACACAACTCATACAGACTTAATGTCGCCGTGAGTATGACAAGCGAGAGGGTGGTGCGGCTGATGGCAGAACTATTTGGCGGACCAGTCTATGATGGAAATAAGATCAAGAGAGAGCTGGTTGGCCGCAAGCAGATATGGACGTGGAGGGTCACCAATGAATCAGCCGTAGCTGTACTCAGGCTAATCGGACCATATCTTGTAGAGAAGGGGGATCAGGCGTGGCTTGGTCTATCATGGCCAGCCGGGAAGAAGGGAGTCAAACTCCCCAGTGAGGTCTCAGAGCTGAGGCGCGAACTTTACTTTGCCCTGTCCGAGATCAAGGAGTAGACTTCGCAGCCATGGATTCTCCTTAGTAGCAGGCAGCCCAGTTGGGCAGGTTCGAAGCAACATTCGACGCGGGAGTGAACGACGCCGGAAGCGTCGTACCAGTACCATTGGTGGCGAACCTGTACTGCCCGGAGCCAAGTTGACCGTTGACTATCTGGGCATTGATGACACCACTCGCACGCGCGAATGACGGGATGGTCGTGCCGTTCGACACGAACGCGATCCAGTAGAAGCCTGGCGTCAGCGTGATAGCACCACCAGCCAGAGGCATGTTCTTGGTTCCCACCGTGTTCCACACCGCCGACTGATCGGCGGTAACACCGAGCTGGGTGCCAGCAGAGTTGTAGATGCCAGCGAAGTTCTGGCTCGCTGTCAGCGTGACACCAGCAGCGTTCACGTTCAGCACAAGGTTGCTGATGGTCTTCGGCGAACGGACCAGAACCTGTGACAGGTAGATGGTTCCGCCAGTGGGCAGCGGGCTCGTGCCAGCGTTGCAGATCGTAGGATCGTACGTCCAGGCAGCGTAGCCGGTATCAGTCGCACTGTAGTTGCTGGGATTGCCAGCACCCGAAAGGGTGCCGTCAGAGGTGATGTTCCAGAAGCCAGCGCCATTGGCATTGGTTACTGTCTGGGCCCTGTTGTTGATCAGGGTGACGCCGACAGAGTTGTTCAGATTGATGAACGGATGACCGGTGAAGGTGCCAGGGATGTCACGCACGTCATGGTT